TTTTTGATTTGCGAGACAGCTTCATTCTTTTCTTCCACGGCTTTGTCAAAGAAAAGCTGCTGATACATAAGATTGGTTTGAAAAGCTAATGAATCTGCGTAGGTAACTAAGCCATCTTTAAGTTTGTCATTGGTGATGATTAGGTTGTCTGGGATCTTGTAGCCGCATTTCTGGATCGTATTAGCGCAGTCGGCATCGAACAGCATCACAACGTCAGACATCAAAGCTTCATAGAAACGGTTGGCAAGAAAAGCATAGTTAGTGTGAGTATGCTCGTCTTCCATATAAATTGAATATTTAAACTTGCGGAGGTCTTCATTGTTCTTTTGCCATTCAAGCTTTGGCATATAATTGCAATCGCAACCAAGAGCTTGGAACTTTTTCCAGTTCTTGCTAGAGGCTGAAAGAAAAACGCCCTTTGTCAAGAACTTCTTAAAAGATTCTGCCCGCCACTTGCGATAAGTTCCATAATAAATAACCCCATTTTTATCTGAGTGGTTTACTGGGGTTCTGTCTGGATCAATAATCAAAGAGTTTAAATTAACTGTGAGCCACTTGTGGATGAAATCATTAAGTTTTCTATTTGCGATATTCTTGTTCAAGATCCAATGGCGATACCCTTCTCTTGGATTGTTGCAGATCATATCGTACACTAAGCCCATATTGATTACGCCCCAGCGCAAAAGCTGATTGTCTTCAACATCGTGATCGTTTACGAGCCAAACATAACGCGCCTTTGGGTTTTTCTCAAGAATTTGCCTGTAAGGTACGTGAGGCATATAGGGCGAAGCATAGGCACAAATGATCACATCATACTGCTTGGCAAGCACTTGTGGTAGCGCATATTCGCCATCAAGAAGGTCTGCGCCAAGAGCGCGCTTTAGGATGAGGCTATTACGGCAGTGAACAATAGAGGTATCACTGTAATCTTCGGCAAGGGGCTTGCGTTTGCTTGTAGCTTCGATAATTAAAATATTCATGCTTTACAAAAGTTTCCTTGCTCGTTGGTATAGTATATTTCTTTGAAGTCAACATCTTTCAATAGCTTTTGGCAGTGTTTGCAAGGTTTCCCCATTGCCAAATTGTCGTTCCTATCGATTCGAAATGTAACCAAAGTATTCTTGGTATGATCAACTTTGCCAGATTTAATGACCGCACAAGCTTCTGCGTGTAGTCCACTCCCATCAAAGTAACCATATTTTTGGTTGATTGGGTGCGACTTCTTAGAGTTCTTTCCAATCGAAACAATTTTGTTTTTGTTTAAGATGAATGCGAAGTGACGGCAACGCAAGTCAACCCCATCATAGATGATTAGGCTTCTGGCTATCTGAACCAATCTCTCAAACTTCATTCCCTACGGGAATACGCTTTCTCAAGGGTTGTCAAGCTTTTTGAACTTCAATTTTAGAAAAGAGTCGTTATCTTCCATAACCTCTGAAAAGCCATAGGTTTTTAAAATTTTTAAAAACGAATTCAGTCTTTTTCGTTTTTTGAAAACATTTACGTAAACCTCTCTGTATCCGCAATTAGCAAATAGATCGTAAGCTGATTTTTTCAATTTTTCTGTTTGAATTACTCTAGGATCAGAAAATACATAACTCAATTCTGCCGAAACACTAGTTAGATGCCTAAATACAAATACGCAAAAAATTGCAAGATTAGGCGCGACAAAGACCATCGTTGTTTTTGAGTTGTTTTGTATGCCAACCGCCATCTCTTTTAAAAACATAGAAGGAGATACGGTGGATGTGATGCCAAACGACCCTTGAGCTTTTACAGCTAACCTAAGAACCTCTGGAATATCGTTAGTTCTTAACGGGCGAATTTCAAAGGAGTCTATTTTTATTTGGTTTTTAGTGCCCATCAGTGTAATATAATTAAAGGTAAAAGGAAATGTCAAGAGGGGCAAATCAAAAAGTCAATACAGAGCTTTTTTCGCTTGAGCCAACGGCTTTGTTGGAGTTTTTCATTATTTATTACGATTACATTAATCGTCCAGATGATAAACTTTACATTCATGGCGGAACTAATGGAATTAATGGCTCTATTTATTGGCAGGACCAAGAATACCTTCCGTTTCCAATTCAAAGCTCTGGATTTGAGGCAAAAGGGGATGGAGGTTTGCCAAGGCCCAAGCTCGCCGTATCTAATCAAGACTTCTTTATTTCTAATTTAATTAGAAGGTATAATAATCTTGTTGGAGCAAAAATTGTAAGAAAAAGAACGTTTGTAAAGTTTTTAGACAATGTTAACTTTTCTGATGGTTTAAATCCATATGGCTCCGCTGATTCAACAGCGGGTTTAGAAGATCAAGTATTTTTTATTTTAAGAAGAGCGAATGAAAATAGATCTTTAGTAGAATTTGAATTAGCTTCTCCTTTAGAAATAGATAGCGTAACTTTCCCAAGAAGAACAGTGATGGCAAGATATTGCGGTTTCCATTACCGTGGAAATGGATGTCGTTATGTAGGCCCGCCAGTAGCTGATGAAAACGATAAAACATTACTGGCTAAAGAAATTACATTTACTCCTGGTTTGATAAGAAGAAAATATAATACCACTGATGCGGTTGAGCCAAATAATAGCGCTCAATTTACTAGTAAAATAGCGGCGGCTCAATTTCAAACCCCTGGTGGAGAAGATGTAGTCACTTCCGTTTCGGTTTATAGCCAAGATAATTATTACCTTGAATATCTTGGTTATTTTAAGGTTGACTCTTCAGAGGGCGGAGAATATTATTTTGGCGTTGATCCAGACGATGCTGCTGAAATATTTATAGATGGTAAATTAATTGCAGGAGATTATGGCAAAGGGCCGCAAACAGGTACAACCCCTCAAGGCACAACAGGATCTATAATTTTAAAAGAAGGCTATCATCGCGTACTAATCCGTTTTTATGAAAACGCGGGTGCTCAAAATCCAAACCCACAAGGTTTGACTATTTATTATAAAGTCCCTGCGTCTTCAACTTGGGTTTCTGTTCCAAGCGCAAGATGGTATTACGATGCGTCAGAAAGAAATTTGTTAACAAATCTTCAAAGATTTTTCTCATCTTCGCCATTAGACGCATGGGTAACCATCGAAATCAAAGCTTTAAGAAACAACCTAAATAAAGGTTTATGGAAAGTTGATAGTAATTATAAAGTTGGAGATTATGTTTATATAGAAAACCCACATATAAAAGTTGCTAAAAAAAATATAAATGAAATACCAAACTGGACGCCGTTATTGAAATTTTATATGTGCAAAAAAACACACACCGCAACCGGCTCAAAGCATCCATCTTTCAATGGAGAATTTTGGGCTACGGATCAGTGTTCAAAATCAATAAATGGTTGTAAGCTTAGATTTGGAAGCAACGATGCGCTTCCTTTTGGTGGCTTTCCTGGAACAGAAGAATACGCAATAAATCAATAATGAAATCTATTATCGAACACGCGAATACGTCTGAAATTGAAGTTTGTGGATTTATTTTGGTTGAGGATGGAGTTTTAAAAAGCGAACCAGCTAAAAATATAGCTTCATACCAAGATGAGATATTTGAAATACACCCATTAGAGATTATGCGTAAAATTAGAAGTGGGAAACTAGCGGCCATTTACCATACGCACCCAACTTGCGGAGAACAAGAATCAAAATTTGATAGATTTAATTGCGAAAACTCTTGTGTTCCTTATCTTATTTATAGCAAAGAGACGCAAAAATTTAATTTAATCGTTCCAAGAAAACCTCACGTAAATAAAGAGTTTATTGAAATATTAAGGAAGAACTATGACTAATGTATTTTTATATGGAGAATTAAGAAATAAATTTGGAGATGAATTTAAATTTAATATAAGTTCTCCAAAAGAAGTTTTTTTGGCTGTAAATGCAAATAGAAAAGGATTTTTAGATGAAATTAAGAAATTGGCCGCAAAAGGTATATTTTACAGAATAATAGTTGATGATGAAGTGATCGAAAAGGAAAAGCAGCTTTTAGTTGCAAAAGCTCCAAAAGAAGTTCATATTGTCCCAGTAGTTTGGGGGGCGGGTAAAAATGGAGCGGCTATAGGAATGCTTGTAGTTGGATTGGCCTTGGTTGTTATGACGGGAGGTCTTGCTGCAATTGGGGGACCAGCGGCAATGGGAGCTTTTGCTGCTGGCGGTTCTTTAGCTGGAGCAGCAGGATTTGTAGGTATGATTGGAGCTTCGATAGCTCTCCAAGGAGTAATGAGTCTGCTTTTTCCGCCTCCAAAACCTGACTTTAATCAGGAAATTCAAGCTGGAGGAAAATCTTATTTATTCGGAAATAAGCCGTCCAATACTTCGCAGGGTCAAGCTATCCCAGTTGGGTATGGAAGACTAAAAATAGGCTCCTCTCAAATAAGTTCTAGCGTTGACCATTATGCTATCAACGCTGATGTCAAACAGCTAATGACCCCTGTTGACAAGCCTATAAATGATTATATTCAACTAGAGTTCGCAAACGAACAAGAACTGACGCAGCAAGATTCATTTTCTACAAATCAGGCCGCTACATTTGAAGAGCCCTTGAATATTTATTATATCAATGTATTAAACTCTTATATAGATATATTAACCAATAGTGCTGAAAAAGTAGCGTCCAGACCAGTTGAAGTTGTTTTGAGAAAAAATTCAGAAATAGTATCAAACCCTGATTTACCTACTTACGATGCAGATATAAAATACGAATGGGAAGAGGTGAGCACTGACGCTTCAAGAGGACAAGTTAGAATAGAAAACCCATATTCTTTTAAAAGCGGAATAATTTTAAGGTCTTATCATGTTCCAGACTTCAAAGTAACTAATTACTACGATAATATAAAAAATACATATCCGGGATATTTCGCATCGTATGAAGTTGGGCAACTAATAAAGTTCGGGCCACAGCAGTTTTATAGATTTAGATTTAATTCTTGGGATAACGGATATCAATATTTTAGCGGAGAAATGGTTGATTACCCAACTGGATCAGAGACCAATACTTATTTTCAGGCTAAAGAGGATAATCGAACTGGATTTTCTGGGGTTCTGCCAACAGGAGAGGGTGGCGTTATTAATTCATTGTATTGGCGAAAAGTTTTGCCTCCAACATTAGAGTATTTGTATAAGTGCGTCGCGGCTAATTCTGGTCATTTGCCAACCACTGGCGCGTTAGATGTAAACGGAGCGCCAGTCGCAGAAAGCAATATTTGGACGAGAGTAGAATCTCCTTCCAATACTGATCAAATGAATACTCTTTTCAGAGATTATCCAGCTTATGCTGACAATAAACAATTTCTTCATATTGGAAATTTTGATGGATTGAATGAGCCTGCCATTCAAGGCGTAAATTCAAATTTAGATAATTACGGAATGGAATTTCTTGGATACTTCTATGTTTCAATCGAAGGGAGAATAAAAAATGTATACGAACTTGGAACAAGTCAGGGCACTTATGAAGTAATCAAAGTTGGCAATACTGGTCAATGGAGTAGTGTTGGTCTAACTGGTCAAGGCGGAACTCCCTTAACCCCAAGGATAGGCATGACATTTAATAAGACCGCAGCACAGGGCGATAGTGATGGAAAAGTAGCACAAGTAGCCGAGTTTCAATTCAAGCTAGATTCTGATGATGCCGCAGATTTATACATAGACCAAAGTGGAGTTTCTACGTATTACGGTGGGCATGGAATGTATTCTGGATTTGCAAATCCACTAGCCCCAACAACAGGAGAAATACACGCTCTTCATTCAACGGTTAATCCAATTTACTTAACCGCTGGTTATCATCGTTTGTATGCTAGAGTTCAAGATTCTAGAGGAGCAGAAGGAATAACCATATATTATAGATACGATACAGATAGAAATGGATCGTATTCACCTTGGACTGCGCTTCCAAAAGAAAAGATTTTTTATTCTCTTGATGACTTGCAGTTTCCAAAAGAAAATAAATTTTTAAGCCAAGGCATTTCTGGATATATCACTCCAGCAGATGGTGCGGGAGAAACGATGGTGAGTGGACAAAGTTATAAAATTATAGTCCCAAGCGCTACTTCTTGGACCCAATTAGGGGCAGCTTCAAATGCAGCGGGGACAGTCTTTTATTACAACGGTGCAAACGTTGGCACCTCCGACGCTAATGCGATAGTGACAAAAGATTTTGTAAATTATGCCCAGCAAACTTCAGCAGAATCAAATAGAATTGTAAGATTTGTAGCTAACAGAAGAGTCGTAAATGGATCAAGAGACAACGGTTACGCGACATATAAATCAAGATATATTTGCAAAGCAAATGTAAAGAACAGAGCAACCCTTGTTTCTTCTCCTGTTAGAATGAACGTAAGATTTCTTCCTGTACAATCAATTTCTAGAGGAACTACTTTAGGAACTACACCAATTCAATATCTGGTTTAATATGAAAATTTTAAATCCATATAGATTTTATAGAGGAGGGAAAGGAGAGGCAGATACTCCTGCGCTAATGCCGCCAAGAAGACAAGATTTAAGAAGGTCTATTTCAATTTCTGAAAGCGTTGATGTTCTTTGCGAGGGTCCAATCTATGGTCTTGTTGATAAATTTGGCAAAAAAATTTATGGACTGGATATGTTAAAGGGCATTTATCTGAATAAAACTCCAGTGATGAACGCCTATGGAGAATATAATTTCAGAAACGTCATGATGGAAATTAACCTTGGAACGGAAAATCAAAAACCTTTAGCGAACTTTAAGAATGTTTACATAATGAAACCCGCTGGATTTAAGCTATTGGGGCCAATAAATAATCAACTTACTCCAGACGGTTCAATTGACGTAAGATATAGCAACGGAGAAAAAGGAGTTGAAGACAGAAGAAATTTCTCTCAATGGGCTGTCGGTTGGCCTACTCAATCACAAGATCCGTTTGTGTTTGTTCATCAAATAAGAAACAAAGATGTAAAAAAAGTAAGAGTAAGTATGTTGATTGAAGCTTTATTTGATACGGTAGATATTGGGCGCGGCGGCAAAGGTGAAGATATCGGTTTGAGCAAATCAACGACTGTAAGACTATTGGTCAAAACTGGAATAGATGGAGCGGCTCCATTTTCTATTAAGGAATATCCAATAACTGGAACAGCGCAAGCTCCATTCGCCTTAACTCTTGGAGAGCCTTTCGCTCCAACATTTGGAGGACCATACAATTACAGATCGCTTGGAGGAGGAGGCGCTGGTGGATTAATAACGCGCAGTCCAACTGGAGGATCTTTTACCAGCTTTAGAGATTACTTTAGCTCAATAATGTTTGATGATAGATTAACGACTACCAATCAAGTTTCTTCATAAAAATGCAAAACCAAAAGACAATAGAAGAAATTCTCGCATCGAAAATTAGACCAAGAAATTATTCTGATGTCTTAGCTATTATTTATAATTTAAGAAAAAGAGAGAAAAAAGATTACTTTCCGGTAGCTTTTGAAAAAAATATCGTTAGTTCAACTCCAATTGGGTTTGGGGGTGCATATAGCGTTTTTGATACAATAAATGGTTCGTATTCAAGAGGTTCTGCAATAGCTTTATCTGGTAGAGCAAGCTATGTAGAAACTAATGGCGCAACCACAAAAGAAAAAAGCGCATTAAGCGTTACGGCTTGGATTGATGTTGGCAGAGTTGGGGCTCCATTTTTCTTACCAGAAGTAAAATTAGTTCAATGCCCTGGTGCGTCGATTGGAGTTGATGGAACTTTTTCTTTTTCTATTCCAACGTCAGTTACAGGAACTTTGAGCTTGGGAACGCATTATATATATATTGATGCTACTTCTCCAGACAATCCAGCAGTAAGATTAACTGCTTCTGGAACAGGTACAGATCCAACAAACTTATACACATACAACGTTAGAAGCTTTACGATAACAGCTTAAAATTTATAATATATAAATGAGCAATACAAATGGTGGAGAAGACGGCAATGTAGTAGATCAATTTCTGCAAATTTCTTCTAATGAAATAGTTTTGCCAGAGGCTATTAACGGTAAAGATAGATATATTACTATTGAAAAAATTACAGCCGAAACAATATCGCCTTTAATAAAAAGAGATGTCACGGTTGATACAGTTTATGAAGTAGTGGATAGAAATTTTTCTTATCCTCTTACAGCTCACGTTGGATTGAAATTTGATTCAAGAAGCTTTCCTCAAATTCCTTCAAAAGAGTTTGATGTGAAAATGAAGAAGATTAAGGTTCCTTCTAATTATTTCCCAATTGGAGGAGATGGATTGGATAGGCGGTACGTATTCTCAAATCCAGACTACCCAGCAAATCCATCGACTTTGGATGTTATTTTTGTAGTAGATCAGAACATGAATTCTGCTACACGTTTATTGCTAAAAAGAAACTTACAATCATTTGTAACAAAACTAATCGCGGGATATACTAATATTAGATTTTCTATTTGGCAAACAGCGGCTGACGCTATTGATACAGTAATAAACGAAGCGACAGGCGATACGATTAATGGCTTTACATATTATAATTCTTATTTATTTTTTGAGGTAGAGACTCCAGACTCTACAGGAGCAAACCAAACAAATCTTTTAAAACTGCTTGATTCCGCTTTATCAGAAACTAAATTAAATCCAGTTACAGATCCAGACGAAACAATGATTGCGAATTTTTTTCTTAGAAAAAGTCAATTCAGCATTACTGATGAAGTCGGTAAAGCCTCTGAAGCTTCATTACTGAAAACTATTTGGCAAAATACAGTAAGAAAATTAATTTATTTTTCTGGTTCTACTCCAGAAGTAATGGCGGAAACCACTTATAATCTTCTTTTAAACCAAGCAAGAGAAAATGGAATCCAGATTTATTATTTAAATACTGATCCAGATTTTTCTGGAACAAGAACTTTAAGAGAACTGGCGATTGATACTGGAGGGGCCAAGTTTAGCCTTGTTCACGATTCTGATTCTAAGCTACAGCAATTTTGTGATACAAATTTTTACGATAGCAATAGAATTTACTATGGAGACTGGGATGGAACATTTAAGATAGCTTGGACAGATAATCCAGCTTGGATTTTATACGACATTATTACAGATTTTAACTACGGTCTTGGCAATCTTATAGATTTGGGTTCAATTGACAAATGGACTCTTTATGATATTGGTCGTTACTGCGACGCTGTAGATGATGATGGAAAGTTTAAGGGTGTTCCAGATGGCAAAGGCGGGCTTGAACCAAGATATACGTGCAATATTATATTTTTTAATAAAGACGAAGCTTATAATATATTAAAAGATGTAGCTGCGATTTTTAAAGGCATTGTATATTGGAATACGGAAGGATTTTCTTTTTTTGCGGATAGGCCAAAAGATCCTCTGATGTACTTTGCAAATGTTAATGTCAGAGACGGATCTTTTCAGTATACTGAAACAGCAAGAAATAAACGCTACACAACAGTTGAAATCGTATACAACGATAGATTTGACGACTATAAAACAAAAATGGAGTTTGTTGAAGATGTGGATGGCATAAGAAAATATGGAATAAACCCATTCAAAGTAAATGCCGCAGGATGCACATCAAGATCAGAAGCTAAGAGAATTGGACGTTATATTTTATTTAGCTCGATGTTTGAGGCGGATACTGTTAGCTTTATAGCTGGTATAGAAGGGGCATATCTACAACCAGGAGATATTTTCGGGGTAAGTGATGAAATCAGGAATGTTGGTAGAACTTTTGGTAGAATTTTATCTGTTGACTCAATATCTAACAATATAAAAATAGACGGAGAATTTAAAGCTCCAACCGCGCAAGATCCTTATGGATTAGATTCTGGTATATATATTCACATCCCATCTGGTAACTTTGCTGTTTCTGATTTAAATTTGCTTACGGGAAGCGATGGTGATTTTACTGGCACTTTAGCACAAATTAGAGCAAGAAGACAAAAGCAAACAAGAAAATTTAATATACATACGGTAACTGACGATGCTTACGGCGCTACACTTACATTGACTGGAGATTTTTGTCTTCAAAGTGTCGTAACAGATGTATATTCTGTCGAGGGAAGAATTTCTGGAGCAAACTATACTGGACAAACAGTTTTAACTGGCGCCCCTTATGTTTTTCCAGATCACGTTGTCGCAGGCGGAAATCCAAGATGGGATTCTTTAACATTTTCTGATGTATCTGGTGTTCTTTCTGATTTTGAAATTGACATTGACTTTCTTGGTGCTGATGGAACTGGACAGGTAATCGGAAACGAAGGAAATTGGACAGGCAATATAGCTTATTCAATTTCTTCAAATTCGGTATTTAACATCAATAGCTCAACAGCTTTATCGATAAGCACAAGTCAAATTTATGCAGCAAGAATAAATCCGGCTGGCACAGTGACAGCTTCTGGATCTATAGCTAATTTAAATGCAATATTTTCTAATCCTATATATGATAGCGCAAGTAATGGAGATGTGGTTATCGCGTTCACAAGAGGAACGCCGGTAAACAATCAATTCGTGCCAAATTCAACTTGGGCATCTTTTGCAGCTACAGAAATATTTAAAATAGGTAAAGAT